GCTCTACGTCGTGCCGACCAACTCGCCCGACCCAGACCGGATCGGGTCCGGGTCCCCCGACGCAGCGCCGCTCGGCGCAGAGCCCTCGGCTTCGGCATTCACCACAGTCGCGGCCGGTGTCGCCCCATCGACTACCGCCACGGCGACGGGCATCGGCGAGGAAGCCGTCAAACCAGACAGCGACCGCAAGACTTTTTTTGCTTCGGGTGACAGCGTGTTCTCCTGGTGAATGGCACGGGTGAGCCGCACCAGCATCGAGAGGTTGCCGCCGAACGCCGCCACCAGGTCCTTACCGGTCTTCACCTGCAACGCGGCGCCGGTCTCGGCGTGCTCGGCGTTGATTGTGAAGTCCGGCGCGACCGAGACATAGGCGGCGATCGACTCGCTGCAGAAGGTGGTCATGAACACATCGTCGCCACGACTCGTCGCGTCGTAGGTGGCGCGGGTGTCGGGAGTCATCTCCGCGAGCCGGCGCCGTTCGATCTCGCCATCCGCAATGACATGGGTCTTCCCGTCGTCACGCAGCGCCTGCTCGTCGCCATCCGGCTTCCGGAAGATGAACCGCTCCGCCAACGGACTGACGACGCGGGCAAAGCCGCGCTGGAACTCCTGGAGCTGCGCCACGGTGAACCGTCGAATCCGGATCGGGAACGTGGCACCAGACGCCACGGCCTCGCCGTCGTAGCCGTCGTCAATCGGGATGTCCCGCGGGTAGTAGTTGCGAAGGGTGAATGTGTTCGTGCTCATGCCATGCCTGTCCCTGAAGTGAGGGCATCCCGCCACGTGTGGCCGGACGCCGCTGTGAACCGCCACTTCATCGAGACATCGCCTGTGGGTAGTGCGTCCGTCAGGCTCTGAGGCCGTGGTCCGCACCGATGGCGACGTCGAACTACAGGAAAGGCGGGCGCGGCCACCGCGCGCCCATCGGTGTAAGCCCGGGTCTAGCAGAGCATCAGATACAGCGCATCGAGCGCGGCATCCGAGCTTTCGAGCGCCATCCCCTTGAACGGGAAGTTGACTTCGTCGTCCGGGTCGTCGGTGTCGGGCACCGTGAACTCCACCGCCGGCATGTGGACGGCGATGATGTTGCCCTCGGTGAAGCCGGTCTGCAGGAACACGCCGCTGTTGGTGCCGGCTTCGGCCGCGTCATACAGCAGCGACTCGGACTCGGCGCGCATGTCCAGGTTGCAGGTGATCTCCGCCCGACCGGCCCGGTAGGCCTCTTCCGCTGAGGTGAAGCCATACGACTCGTTACGGAGCTTGATCCCGGTGCTCATGTCGATGCCGAGCTTCAGGATCTTCGCCGCCGTGTTGCCGATCAGGAACTCGCCGGTAATCCCGGACGGCGGCTGCCCACCGACCATCGTGAAGCCGCCCGGTTGTGCGGCCGGCCCGTTGTCGAGCAGCTTGCCCGGTCCGGTGACGGTGAGCATCGGATCGTCGTTGGCGTCGAAGTTCAGCGACAGCTTGTCGATCACGCCGCCGCTCAGCACGCGCGAGAGCCCGGCGCTGGCGTCGGTGTTCTTCAAATAGTGCGCCATCGACAGCGACAAAGCGAGCGCGGAGGTCAGCCGGTAGACGATGCCGCTCTTGACGGCCGCACCGTTGGCCGGCGCCTGTCCGGCGGGCAAGTTCGGTGCCCACGTCGTCACGCCGCTGCCCGTGTTGACCGCCGTGATGCGCCGGATCCGCCGCCGACCGTCCGGGCAGACGATGAGCAGCGCGCCGCCCACCGCGAGCCCGGTGGCGCTGGTGAGTGTGCAGCCGCCGACCCCGCCGGTCGCGGCGACCACCGTCGTGGCCAAGATGGTATTAACCACCGACCCGAAGGCGGCCTTCAGGAACGGACTCACTTCGGGCAGGATGTTGATCGTGCCGCCCGGCCGCAAGATCGCGCTGAGGTTGAGGCCGCCCGTCGTGCGCTGATCCGTGCGCTGCGCCGCCATGGTGAAGGGCGACGCCTTCTTCTCCATGATGGTGCGCTTGTTCTTCACGTCGGAGCCCGGGAACGTCAGGGCCTTGTGCCGGCACGCCTCGGCGGCCGTCAACGCCGGCACGGTGCCGTAGGTGGCTTCTTCCTTGACGTACATCTGGCCGATGCGGCCGATCTGCACTGTGGTCGGTGGCATGGTCGGTTACTCCTGGCTCACGGGTTGCGGTTTCGCGGGTGAGGCCGCAGGACCCTTCCGGGTCGCCAGCGGCGCAATCGTAAAGTTCTGGTCGGTCAAGTGGTGGCCGAGCGCATCCGCGACTGTCATGGGGCCGCGGTTCGTGCGTCCGATCACCTGATCGAGGTCTCCTTCCCAACCGGCACCGATCGCCACGCTGGCTTCATTGCCCATCAGGTGGATCTGGAGGTTGCTCGTGCACGTGGCGATTCGCATAGGTCCTCGCTACCCGTTCGGAAGGCCGTAGGTCCGGTGAAGATGAATCTCGGTCTGAATCTGCGCCCACACCTGCGGGCCCTCGACGGTCTCGACTAGCTGCCGACGCGTGACGCGCGTATCCGCGGCCAGTCCCGTGCGGCCCAGGTCCACGGCCAACGCCTGCTCGACATCAGCGCAGGCGCGGTAAAACATCCGCACACGGTCTTCGTCGACGGTGGGATCCGACTCGCCTATCCAGTGCACGGTCACCGGCAGGACCAACTTCAGTTGATTGCCAGGCGAGTAACGCCAGGTCTCTGACGACACATCAAGGACCAGGAACGGCCGAGGTCCGTCAGGCGCGACCAGGGCTTGCACGTTGTGGTCGGGGTCGAGCTTCACCGCCGTCGCGGTCACCGTGTAGTGGTAGCCGCCGGCGACCGTGATGGCGCCCAGTACCGCCTGCAGGTTCCGCACGATGCGGTATTCAATGGGTTCAGCCATCAGACTGCCCCGGTGAATTCGTAAATTTGAGTTCGTGATCGAAGTTCTTCTGGAACACCTCGAGTGCGCGCGCCAGACCCGCCGCCCGGAACTTCTTGAACACCTGGCCGATCGACGGCCCCTTGAGTTCAATGATGGGTAAGTTCCCCGACCAGGCGCCGGCGGACTTCCGCGCCGATGCTGATGGCCCGGCGGCGCCCCGCTGCATGGCGCCCGCGCGCCGGTAGACACCGGTGTGGCCGCTCTTCATCGTCGCGATGAAGGCGCTCTCGACGCGACCCTTCCCGCCCTTGAGGCGATAGGTGACACCGCGCCCCTTTCCACGGGTCGGCGTCGGGCCCTTCGCGCCGAACTTAATCAGCATGATGCGCTTCAGCGTGGCCGCCAGGCTCGCCTCGGGCCTGCTAGCCGTAGCCTCGCGCTTCACGAGGGCGTCGCGCACGTCCTTCTGTTTCAAGCCCGTGTCGGCCGCGATCTCCTTGGTCATCACCGACTGGCCGCTACCAATCGCGCGATTCAGGGCGCGGACGGTCGCACGAGTGACCCTGGCGGGATAGTCCCGTAGGTCAATCTCGATCGCGTCGGCGCCTTGCATCTCGATGGTGGCCATGGTCGTGTTTGCTTGGTTCCTGCTATGCGGGGATCACGATCAGGCGCTGGCAATCTGGCTCCACCACCTGACCTAACCCCGTGACTTTCCAGTTCTTCGTGACGCCGCCGTCGTATTCCGCAGCGGCCAGCAACGCGCCACGGTCTTGCTCTGGCACTGCCGTTGACAACGGCAACACGAACACCCGGCGCGGGTCTCGCCTCCGCAACTCGGTCCCGGCCGGCGCTTCCTCAGCCAGGGCCGAGACCCAAAACCCAGAGGTTGTAATCGGCGTTTGGCCCACCCCTGGCGGCGTCACCGTCGCGGGCAGGCCAAACGCCTCGATTGCCGGGTTCAACGGAACCCGTGTGTCGCTCACGTCCCTATTCCACCGTCGTGAAGGGTTCGTCGACGCTCCTCGATGGCGCGCATGACGCTCACACGGCCGTCGGGGTGCTTCGGATTCGCCGCTTCGACAGCGGCCAACAGATCCAAGTCGTCGACCGTGGTCGCCGCCTGAATCAGTTCGATGGCTGTTGCCGCGTTGACCTCGACGATGTTGTCCACCGCGCCACCGCCGGCCGCCTGGGCGGCCTTGTAGGCATCGAGCCCAGGCGAATCCTGTTCGGCGTAGCCTGTCGGCGGGTAGAACTCATCCTTGTAGCCGGCGGCGACAAACTGCTCGATCGTCGGGCCGTCGGTGCGGAGGCCTGCATCGTTCAGCGGAGGCGCCTCCGGCGCTTGTTCCTTGTCGACCGGTGCTGGCTCGAACAGGGCCGCATCCGTGCCGAGGGCAGTTTCGAGCGAGTAGCTGGAGCCAAACGACGGGGTGACGACCTCGTCGAAGTCGACCAGGTCGCCGGGATGGATTACGCGCGAGTGAGCGGCCCGCACGATGATCGCCATCGTGTGGGCCGATTGCATGGTTCGCATGGCGTCTAGGTCTTGGTCAACTTGATGACGGCACGCGGCCTGAGGCACAGGCTGATCGGGTTCGACTGCACCTCGAGCGCACGGAATTTGTTGAAGCCGCTCGGGTCCGGTGCCTGCTTCGCATAGAACGGCAGACCGAGGGTGTTCACGGTCTCCTCGTAATCCGCCGGTGCGAAGCGGGTGACGAACAAGCTCGGCACACTCGGCGCGAGCCATGCCTGGTCGTCGTTGACGAAGGACACGGCCGAGCCGCCAGCCTGGGGCGTCAAGGACCCGCGGTATTCCCGCCAGGTCACGCCGCCGTAGTTGAACCCGGTCTCGCGGAGGTCCGCAGCGCCCATCTGGCCCTGCTGGTACTTGTAGGTCTCCTTGACCGTCGGATGGTCGATGAGCGCATCGAACCAGTTCTTGCCGCACAGGCCGAGCCAGCCCGAGACAGTGACGCCGCCGAGTTCGTCTTCGGCCAGGCGCTTCGCCGCCACGATCCGCTGCCGCACTTCCGTCGCCGCCGTGGTGAACGCGATGGCAAGCGTCTGCTGCACAACGCCGAACTCGGTGAACAGGTTGAACAACGTCGAGCCGTCGGCATCCAGGATGAGGCCCTGGAGCGCGCCCATGCGGTGATACTCCTGGGTGGCCAGGATGTTGTCCTGCATGTCGGCCATCTTGTCGGCCGCGATCTGCTGGACCGTCTGCGTCTCGGTCTCCGACCCAAAGGCGCGCACGTTCTGCACTTCGTCGGCGACGACTGCGCCGTTCTGCTGCAGGTGCGGCACGCGGAAGGGGCGCGCGGTCCGCATCGCCGTACCCACACTGCCGCCCGGCCCGCCGCGGGCGGTCGTCTGCACGAGCGACAGCACGCCGGACTTCTCCTCGACATAAAGGGTCGTCGTGGTGATGCCCTTGGCCTGAAAGAGTCCGAGCTGACCGAGCAGCCCCGGCTGGTACGGCCGCTTGTTGATGGCGTCGGTCAGGGACGTCATCGAGAACGCATCGGAGTTGAAGATGTCGAGTGAAGGCATCGCTGGGTCTCCCTATTGAAGTCGGTGTAAAAACGCGCTTAGTCGCGCGCTCGAATGCCGAGCTTCAGCATGTCGAGGTACGCCGACTCCTTCTGTGACGAGGTGATGGCCGCCGCCCACGAAAGCGACGTTTTCGCGATGACGGCGTTCATGTCGACGAGCACACCCGCCTTGTCGGCCGTGCTGGCATTGACATCGTCAAACAGGATGCCGGCCACGCGATGACGACCATCGAAGGTCGTGGGATCCCACGCCACCGCCTTGCCGCCGGCGAGCTGGTTGAAGACGCACACCTCGAAGTAGTTGTTCGCGATGTAGTCGGTCGCGTCCGAGATGGTGAAGCTGATCTGCCGGCTCGTGAAGGTCGCGGTCGACCCCGCCGCGGCCCAGATAAACCGTCCGCCGACCATGTCGCCGTCGGGACCCGTGATGGTCATGTCGCCGCCGTTGGTGACCACGACGTCGTTGTTGATCTTGTACCGCCCCGGCTTCGCGGCTCGACCGAGCGTGAGGGCCGTCAAGACACCGGTGCCGGTGCCGCCGACTACGGTCGGGGCGGTCGTGCTCACCACGAACGTGAAGGTGTTGCCGACAATGAAGTCGGTGGCGTCGGTGATTGTGAAGTTGATGTGCCGGCTCGTGTAGACCGTGGCGGTGGTCGAGCCCACCGTCTGCGTGAAGTTCGGCAACGACTTGCCGCTGGGCGTGGTGAGTGTCCAGACGCCGCCGTTGGTCACAGCCGTGATGCAGGTCAACACGTAGCTGCCGACTTCGACTTCCGGGCCTGCGAACACCAGGCTCGCCGTGCCGGTGCCGGTGCCACCCGCGACAGCCGGCACCGAAATGCCGCCGATGCCGAGCGTCACCCGTCCGCAGACGGCGCCGGCGACCAGGTTCTGCCCCGACAGCACGGTCACCGCGCCACGACTGGCGTACGACGGCGCCTCGTGCAGGATGAAGGCGCCGGCATGCTGCTTTTCCGTCAGCGCGCCGAACATGACCGGCCCAGCCAGGAGCGCAGCCGGGCTGATCAGGAACGCGATCAGGACCGTGAGCGCCGCGAGACCGGGACCAAAGACGGCATGACGCTGGATGCCCGCGAACTGACTACGCAAGCGCGCGAGGACCGCCGAGGCGGCCGCGAGCGGCGAGGCGAACAGGCTGCTGCGCTTCCTCGGCTGCTCGTGTTCAAAGCCCATGCCGCGCGCGTTCACTTTCACGACGTTCGTCGGTCGGGCCTTGTAGGCGCCGACCAGCAACGCCACCATGACGGGAATGACGTAGAAGAGTTTCTCCATAGCTGCTCTATCCTCCAAATGCGGCGGTCGGCTTGTTGAAGCGGTTGAAAATCTCGGTACGGTTGATGGCTTTCTTCCCGGGCACGCCCTTGTCGGGTTCCAGGCTGCCGTCGATCTCGGGGCCGGCGACTTTGGCCGTGATCTCGAGCAGGTGTTCCTTCACGGCGTCGATCGACATCGCCCCCGCGATGTACCCCTTCGCCAAGTTCGGCAGCTTGTTGGTCGCGCAGAGCGTCGAGATCTGCGTGGCGCGCGTCGTGGCCGCGGTGCGCGTGGTCTTCTCTGCGGCCACGCGGGCCTGCACATCCGGCAGGGTCGCGTTAGCGGCGAGCAGGGTCTCGGCGAGTTCCAAGCACTCGCCTTCACGGCAGATGCGTAGGACGTCCGCGGCGGCCGCGGCCTTCGGCGGATCGACCGGAGCCGGCGCCACCTTGACCAGGTCCTTCACGCGCGCGGCGAACTGCTCCGGCACCTTCAGGGTCGCCATCGCCTTCGCGTCAATACTCGCCGCGGCTTTGAGGCCTTCGATTTTGTCGGTGGCCAAGCCGTTCGCGATGGCCGCGTCCGCGTCGAGCCAGGTCTCGGCGTCCATCAGCGCGGCCAGCGCCTCGGGCTCGAGTGCCGAGTGCCACTTGTAGGTGTTGATGATCTGACCGCGCATCGTGTCGAGGATGTCGGCCACCTTCCGCATCTCCGCGGCGTTGCCCACGGTGATGCAATACGGGTTGTGCACCATCATCAACGCGTTGTCGGCGATGTGCACCTTGCTGCCCGCCATCGCGATCACGGACGCGATGCTGGCCGCGATGCCGTCGACAAACGTCTCGACCGTGCGGCCCTTCGAGGCCTGCTGCTCACGCAGCGCGTTCGCGATGTTGATGCCGCCCTGCACGTCGCCACCCGGGCTGTTGATGTGGACGTTGATCGTCTTCACGGCCGCCGGCAGCTTCGCGAGTTCCTCGATAAACGCACGCGCGGTGACGCCCATCTCGTACCCGAAGTTGCGGGCGAACCAGTCGTCATCCCAGCTGCCGATGAAGTCGATGATGTGAACCTCCGCAACGGTAGGTTCCGCCGTGTTGACCGCCATCGAGTACCAGTGCTTCATTTCGCTCCCTCGGTTTCCTTGCTCGGCTTGTCGGCGTCGTCATCATCGGGGGCCGCCGGCTGTGGGGCGGTCTGGGTCGGGGCCGCCGCGGCCGGTGTCCGACCGTCGGAGTCGTGCTTGAGACCGAGCGCATCGGCGCGCGCATTGTCGGCCGCCTGCTCGAGGTCGATCGCTTCGGCGTCGTCGCCGCGGTCGGCGACCACTTGGCTGCGGGATCGAAAGCCGTCGCGGACCGCTTCCTTCTCGGCCGCGACGTCCTGCACCGGGTGCATGTAGGGCCAGCCCTGCGGGTTCCACTTGACTGCCTGCCAGGGCGCCGGGTTGTTGATGTAGTCGAGCGGGATCGGCAGTGCGCCGGACAGGAACACGCGGTCCATCCAGGCCTTCCAGATCGGTCGGCAGAACTGAAACACCACGTTGTGGTGCTGCAGCATCTGGATCCGCCGGCGGAACTCGAGCAGGACCAGGCGGACGGTGCGATCGTTCACGCCGCGCATGTCGCCGGTCAGGACCTCGTACGGCACGCCTGTCGCGGCCGCGGTGTCGTAGAGGTTCTGCCGCATGAAGTCGGCGAAGCCCTGGGCTTCCGGAGGGTCCGCGAACACGAGGTCCTCGCCCGGCAGGAGCTCCTGTAGCGTGCCGGGCTGCATCGCGAGCATCGGCTTGTTGTCGACGCTGGTCTCGGTGGCCTGGCCGGTCAATGGGTGGATCGTTTGCGCGGCACCGATCGAGGGCTGCGTCTTCACGAAGCCCATGAACATGTTCGCGAGCTGGACGCGCAGCACCGTGGCATCGCGATACTTCGCGAGCTCGTGCAGGGCGATCATTGCTTGCGTCAGAATCGGAATGCCACGGAGCTGGCCGGGACGCAAGGGGTCGAAGAGGTGGCTCACCGTGTCCGCGGGCACGCGCCGCAGTTGCGACGCGTCGAAGTCGTCGAGCTCCGGCCGTGAGGGATGGAAGTAGTACGCGATTCGTCGGCCGACGGGGCTGAACTCGATGCCCGCGCGTACGCGCTGCGTCGACGAGAACACGGTGTGCGAGTGCGGGCAGAGCTCCGGCTCGAGCACCTGCAGCTGCAGGGGTACTGACAAGCCGTCGCCGGCGACGCGCGGGCGCATCCGCGTGAACGACTCGCCGCCCTCGAACCAACCGCGCACGGCTTGCATCTGCTGGCCGTAGAAATCAAGCAAACCGTCGGCGTCGCTTTCGTCGGTCCAGCGCAGGAAGAGTGCGTCGATCTGCTTGCGCAGGTCCGGGTCTGGGCACTGCGAGAGCGGCTGAATGCCCGTGCCGACGACGTTGGTTACCAGCTTGTCGATGACGCCCTTGGCGTAGCCGTCGTTGCGGGTGGCGGCGCGCGAGCGATCACGCAAGGTGGTGAGATTGGCGAGCACGCCCTGGTTGGCCGAGGACGTCGGCGCCCGCCAGCCGGCGGTCCGGCGCGTCGACGATCCGGCGTCGTAGAGGGCCGAGTTCTTCGCCGACACCAGCACCGCTGCCGGATGGTCGAACTCCGGGATGGCGAGGGCCACGCTAGAACCCATTGGAGGCCACCCCGAAGAATTGGCGGGGACGCGTCTCCGTCGACGCAGCCGCGAGCTCGGCGATGATCGCCGCCTCCACTTTCAAAATCTCGTCGACGGACCGGTACGTGACAGAGCGGTCCGAGAATTGGACGGCTTTTTCACCGCGCAGCAGGGCGGTTCGCACAGCGGTCAGGTCGGCGTTGGTGTAGGCCACAGGTGAGGTTGTGACCAGAGAGTCGCAAACCACAGCCGAGCCGCCTAGATGACAAAAAATGTCAGGGTCAGGTATTAGTCGGGTGGGACTAATACCCAGATGCGCCGAAAGGCCGGCGTGTCTGCGGTCGCAAACCCTTTACTTTGAATGGCATAAAAGTGCCCGCGGATGGCGACGCGGTTCCGCTTCAGTCGGCGCCGCAAGTAGCTCATCGAGCAGGGCTCACCCGTCGCCGCGTAGTACTGCACGACCGTCGTGAAGACGGCCTGCTGCTTCGCCGTGAGCGGCGAGGGCGGTGTGGTCATTTGAGGTAGCTGCTCTCGGACCGGCGCCGGCCATAGGGCGCCGGCGGCGGCTTGGGCGTGGTCGGTACATTCGCCGCGCCTTCGGGCTCAAGTGTCGCCGCGACGGCCGCCAGCCGGTTCAGTTCCTCGAGCATCTGCGGCAGCTTCGGATTCAGCAGGCGCAGCGCCGCCAGGGCGAGCACCGCGCAGTCGAGCATCTCGTTGCGGGTCCGGGTTTTTCGCCACACCTGGATCTTTAGGCCCTTGACGAACTTCGTCACGAGCTTCTCGCTGGCGAGCTGCGCCATGAGCTCGGCGTCCGCCCAGTCGTGATGCGGGATGTGGACGTAACCGGGCCCCTTCTCGGTCAACTTGAGTCGAGACACGACGACGGACTTCGCCGCGTCGACGCCGATCGTGTAAAGCGGCACTTGGCGCTCGTCGTTGCCCCAGCGCTTGGGGGACGGCGACGAGACGATGGGCCGCTGGCCGGCGCGACCGATGGCCGCGTGCACGTTGCGGACTTGCATCTTCTCGGCGTAGTTGTAGGCCGCGGTCGTGCGGTGGCCGGCCGTATCGAGGCAGGCCGAATGAATCATCAGCCGCTGGCCGCTGGCGTGCCGGTACTGCAGGTCCAGCATCACGTCGAGCGCCTGCCACGGCTCCGGACCATCCGGATCGCCGTGCAGGATCCGGCGATCGACCAGCCACGACTCCTCGCCCGGGCCCCAGCCAATCACTAGGACCTCGAGCCGATCGTCCTGGGTGTCGACGCCAGCCGTGAGACAGCAGACGCCGGCGGGCACGTCGTAGCGCGTCACACCAGTCGCCGGGTCGATCGGCACGCTCTCGCGTCGGAGCAGCAAACTGTTCGGCTCGATGCCGACACCTCCCTCGACTTCCACCGGCTCACCCAGGGTGGTGTTCGACCAGGTGTGCATCTCGGCCTTGTCGCCGGCGTTCTGCTTTTCCTTGGCCGAGATGAAGTTCGACACGATCTCGCTGAGCGAGGACAGCGGTGAGTAGGCTTCCCAGAGATGGAACGACACGATCGATCGATCGCGCCGGCCAGGCTTCTCGGCGCGCCATTCCCCGCCCGACAGCATGGCCACCCGCTCCGCGTCCGTGATGCCGTATTCACAACTTGGGCATTCGATCCGCGCCGTCGCCGGATCGTCCTCGACCCATTTCACGTGCTTCCACTCGAACGCGAACATGTGCTCGCACGACGGGCACGGCACGTAGTAGCGACGCTGATCGCCTTTGCTATGCCAGTAGTGGATGGGCCCACCCTCGAGGGTCGGCGACGACAGCATCAGGATGCGCCGCCGGCTGCGGTAGGCCAGGGTGCGCTTCATCACGACCGACAGCGTCGCGCCTTCGCCGGGCAGCTCCGCCGGATAGCGCTCGATCTCATCCAGCACCAACAGCCGGATCGTGCGCGCAGCCAGGGAGGCGGCCGAGTTCGCCCCGCCGATCGCGAGCGACCCGCCGCGGTAGGTTTTCGACAGCTGCGTATTGGACGCGTTTCTCCCGCGCTTTTTGCCGACGACTTCCTTCAGCGCCGGGCTCGCTTCGATCTGCGGCTCGAGCCGGTTCGTGGAGAAGTCCCTCGCCATCGGATCGACGGTGGGCTCGACGACCAGGATCGGACACGGGTCGTGGACCATGTGGTACGCGACCACGTTGACGGCGCAGGCCGTCTTGCCCCATTGGCTCGAGCCCATCACCACCACGACCTGCACGCCGTCTTCGTGGAATGCGTCGAGGATCCCGCGCTGGTAGGGCGCGAAGGCCGTGCGCCAGTGCGTGCCGCTGAGCGGGCCGCTGGTGACGATGATGTGCTGATCGGAAAACTCAGACACGGTCAACCTCACCGGCGGCGCAAAGCCCGCGCGCACCTTGGTGACGAGCTCGCGCACCGGCAACGAGAACGCCGGCAGGGGGACCAGCGCTGGCGACGGGAGGACGGGCTCGAGCATCACGACGTCGCAACACTCTCACCGGGGGCCGGCGCCTCGAGCAGGGGCGCCTCCGGATCCGACAGTTCGCGCAAGACATCGTGAATGGCCTCCAGCAACACGCGCTCGGCGCCGATGACGCCGTCGGTCAGGCTGACCCGATAGACCTGGTCGCAGAACGCCGCCGGCACCGCGAGCAGTTTCGAGCGCACGGCGGACACGACGCCGGACCAGGCCCGCTCAACCTCCTCACGCGGCAGGAGTTCGCGGGCCCGAATGGCATACGCCTGCTCGATGAGAATCGCCTGGGCGCGTTCCTTGCGCGCGCGCTCGGCCGGCACATTGACGGCCGAGGGTTTCGCGGCCGCCTCTTCGCGCAGCTGCAGCCAGGCGCGCACCACGGGCTCGCTGTAGTAGGACGCTTTCCCAGGCGAACCGCGCTTTGCCACCGGCATGCCGTCCTGCTCCCACTTCGTGACGGTCATCATGTGCTTCTCGAGCACGGCCGCTAACTGACGCCGCGTGAGCAGCTTCTGAGATGTAGCGGCCTTGGCCTTACGCTTCGGTTCGGCGGCCGCGACCGCCGGCGCGTCCAGGCCGAGCGACCGCTCGAGCGCCCGGGCCTGCGCCGCGGCTTGGCTCGACACCGCGATCAACGGCGAGGCCTGGACGCGACCGCGGTTGCCCTTCACGAGCTGACCGGTTTTCGCGATCGCGGACTCCGCTTTCCGCCAGCGAGCCCACACCTGACAGTACGTCGCGAGCGTCTCGCGGTCGAACGCACCCCGCGCCGCCAACTGCGGCGCGACCATATTCCACCGAGCGCGCGCCTGGTCGTCCAAGCCGGCGGGCGGCTTGAGCGTTGCCGAGCGTTTAGCCACCTTAGCCACCCTTGTGCACCTTCGCGCTGGCCGTTTGATGGTGCGAACCGTTAGTCATTACCCCTTAATCCCTTCTGGTGTTCGTAGATTCTCTGCGGCTCCGTTCCCCCGCAGCGACACCAGATCGCCAGGGGCCCCCTCTTCTCTCGAGGGCCTGGTCATGGCGCCCGACGTCGCGTGCGTCGGCGATCGCCGACCTTGGAAACTTTCTTCCCGGTAAACTGTTCCCACCGATCGATAGCCGTCTGC